TGGCTATTATCAGTATAGTTGGAAGAATCCCGCTTCGATTCCAAGATTCTTTGAGAAAGACGAGATCATCTACGGAAGGATAAACACGAACAGCGAGTATATGCCTTATGGTTTTTCACCTCTTCAATCCGTCCAGCAGGAAGTCGAACTGATGATTCAGTCGACGAGATACAATAAGGAATTCTTCAAGAATAATTCGATACCTGACGGAATTGTAAGTGCGAAAATGAATGCAGAACAGCTGAAGTATTTTAAAGCCGATTGGGAAAAGATAAAAGGAGACCCGCATAAGCTTATCTTCATAAACGGTGAAGGAATCGATTTCAAAAATCTTCAAATTTCTAATAAAGAAATGGAATGGCTCGACGGCCAGAAATGGTATTTTCATGTTATTTTCGGAGCGTATGGCTTGAGTCCGCAGGAAGCAGGATTCTATGAACAGAGCAATCGAAGCACGGGAGAATCCCAAGAGAGAATCACTGTAAAGAATGCAATCCAGCCTTATCTTAATTTAATTGCAAGCAAGATCAACAAAGAGATCATACCAGAGTTAGTCGGACACGATGAACTTAAATTTATTTGGGATGTTGCAGATGCAGCAGCCGAGAAGATCAAGCACGATCAGACAATGCAGTTGCTCCAAGCAAATGCCTTGACTATCAATGAAGTCAGAGGAATGGAAGGATTCCCTGATGTTCCTTGGGGAGATCAACCTTTTGCGTTTACCCAGCAAGAACGATTCGTCGAAAGCGGAGGAAGCCAAGTATTCGAAGGAAGGCAGGAATCCTACAATCCGAAACCCAAAAAAGAAGAGAAGCCGAAAGATAGGGACAACAAAGAAGATAGGGACAATAAGAAAGAAGAGAGGGAGAAAGAACCAGAAAAAAAAGAAATAGAAGAAAGACTGATAAAAGGTTCTGAATTTTTCAAAGAAGCAAAGGAATTTATTGAGGAAGATGAAGCCAAAGAATATACCGATTTTCTGCGTAAGAAATTCAGAAATTGGGAGAAGGAAATAAACAAATTCTTAGAAAGAACTTTAAAAGATGAAATCGAGAACAAAAGCTATGAAACTACCGAAAAGTCATTTGGAGACTTCCTTCAGAATCTCTTTAATCGAGTCAACACGACAGGATTCTTAAGCGGACTCAAGCGAATAGTACGCGTGCATCTTAAAGAAGGAGTTGAAGATGCCGAAGAAGAAACCAGCTTAGATATCGGAATAAGCGAAGATTTTAATGATATGGTCGAATATCAGGCGAACCGCCAGCTTGAGGGATTCCATATAGACGGCAAAAAATGGAATGGAATCAAAGGCATAGCAAGAGAAGTTCAGATCGGCGTTGCTGATATAGTCAGAGAAGGACTTGCCAATAAAAAAACTCTCAAAGATATTAAGAAAGAAATTAAAGGATTGATGATTCAGCACATTGGTGGAAAAGTTGAAGGAGAAGTAACTGAAGGCAGAAGCATGAAGATCGCCAGAACAGAAACAAACAGATTTAGAAATGCAGGGCGATTGAAAGCTTATAAGGACAGTGGGGTAGTCGAAAAGAAGGAATGGGTGGCCCTCCATGATGACAAGACAACCGATATATGCAAACGATTGCACGGCCAGAAGGTCGGAATAGATGAACATTTTACTGATGAATTGACCGGAATGCAGTTTATGCATCCTCCGGCGCTTCCGAATTGCAGATCGGTCATGCGTGCCGTTTTAAGATAAGCATCTGTGTTTATAAATATAAGATGTTTTTAATTATGCATGGATGTAGCAACTAAGCAGTTTTGGATGCCCATTACGAAAGAACATTCTACTGGCGACTTTGTCGGAATTCTATCGGATACAAGTCTTGACCGAGACGGAGAGATGATGAGTAAAGAACTTCTTCAGTCTTGGGCGGAAAACGGTGTTCTTCCTGCGCTCGCAAATCATGCAAACAAAATGGAATCTTTTGTCGGCGGATGGAAAGAGATGAAAACCATCGAGAAAAACGGCCATATTGCTCTCATAGCAAAACCTTTCTTCTTCAGCAAAGAAGCAAATCCTCTCGCTTCTCAGATTCAGAAGCAGATCAGTGAAGCAGTTGAAAATGGACTTAATCCTGGAATCAGCATCGGAGCAATTCCAAGGGAGCATAAAATGGAGAAAATGAATGACAAAGAAGTGAAAGTCTACACTAAAGCAGAATTACTTGAAGCTACCTTTGTACCTATTCAATCGAACCGAAATGCAAATTTCGGCCATATTGCCAAAGATTTTGATATCGAACTTACAAAGCCGAAAGAAATGGATGACTGCGTCAAACATCTTATGGCCGATCCAAACTTTAAACCAAAGGAAGGAAGAAGCAAAGAAGAGAGCGCTTATGCAGTCTGCCAGTCGAGAATGAAAGAACACAGGGAGGTTTCCAAAATGGAAGACGCAACAACCATAACAAGCACTGTTAATATGATGACAAACAGCCCCATTACTTTGAAAGATCAATTTAGCGAAACTCGATATGATGAACTTGAAGATCTCAAGAAGCAAATCAGCGAACTGAAAGCTGAACTGAAAAGCTATAAGGAACACGCAGTTCTTCCACAAAGTCTTGTAGAAGGGCCTGTACAAGTCCAGAAGCAAGTACCGGAAGCAAACATTCAGAATCTTCTGAAACTGACGCATGGTATTCCGATTCAATAAAAAAATCACAGGTGAAAAAATATGGCATTCGAAAAAAACGCGATGGGAAATGCAGAAGCCGACTATGTCTTCGAACAAGGCTTCGGCAAAATGGGAATTATGAATGATGAAATCTACTACGATCCGATTCACGGAATTGATAAAAGGATAGAAATGGGAAAAGCCTATGTACAAACTTTGATTACTAAGGCACCCAGCATCAGTTCAACAACAGGAGGAACTGTGACCGTTTATGGTCTTATGCCTTCCTTTATTGATCCTCAAATTGTCGATCGAACGGTTCGAGAAACTCCGCTTGTCCGCATGACTCCGAGAAAAGCAGTGAGAGGGCGAAGCTATGTGTACAATGCTCTTACGGCGAAGAACGGAGCGGCATTCTTAGGAGACGAAGCCCCCCTTGCAGAAGATGTCGATACACGTACTGCAACTTCGACAACGATGAAGTACTTATACGCAGTCGGACGAATAACCGGCCCAGCCCTTGCGTCAGGTCTCGGACACATTAATCTGCTTGCTGAAGATTTAAGAGTCAAAACAGCTTCTATGAACGAAGCCCTTGAGAACGAAATCATCAACGGAGCAGTCGCAACCAACGCAAACGGATTCGATGGTTTGAGAGCTGCAATTACGACAAATGCACCTTCAAGCGCAGGAGCAGCCATTACTCTGGATAATCTCCGAACTGACTTTAATACGTCATTCGAAGCAAACGGACTCATTGATCTTGTAGTCACAGACGGATCAACCTTCAATGTGATCAAAGGTCTTTTGATGGACTTCCAAAGAAATGTTGAACAGCCATCTGGATTGATGAACTTCGGAATTCCCGATGCATTTATGTTCAATGGTGCTTTGTTTATTAAAGACCGTTATATGCCGACGGCAGCAGGATCACACGAGATTCTCTACCTCGACACCCGATACTTCTTCCTTGCAGTTCTTCAGGACATGACTTACGAAGAACTTGCGAAGGTGACCGACAGCAACAAATACTATCTCAAGTGGTATGGCTCGCTCATTGTGAATTTCGAAGCTACAATGGTGCAGAGAACCAGTATCGCATAAACGGAGGAACGAAACTATGGCAGCAGTTACACTCTTAGAACAATTTGAAGTTGTGCCGAACTCGGCAATCAAAACTGTCTTGTTCACGCTTGCGAACACAGTCGACGCAACCGATACTTTGGCAATCACATTGTCAGATCACGGAATCTCGGCTACTGGTTTGCTCACTGTGAACGGATGGGTGCACACTACTGACGGCAGTGTTATCACAACCGAAGCAGTAACCTCTTCAGTTGTAGCAGGGGTCTTGACAGTTACGATTCCCGCAGGAACCGATAACGATTACAGGGTTATCGAAATCCGAGGAAGAGCAGATCCGGGAGACTTCAGTTAAATCTTTTTTTCCTTTTTTAGAATATTCATTTACCACGGTTCACTTTCAACGTGAGGAAACAAATGGAGATGATTTAAATGGCAAACGGAATTTCACAATTAGAAAATAGAAACTGGCGCTTCAAGGGCGACGTTCAAGTCGACGGGCATCTTAATTCTTCAAGAAACAGATATGAACTTGTGGAAGATTTCAGACAATTACCTTCTATCAACGCAAGTATCGCAGTAAGCACCAATCTCGATTTCGAGGTTTTGGGAACTAACGCAAGTGCTGATGATGTAATCTACAGTACGACCGTAGCTGGAATTCAACTCGAAACAGATGGAGCTGATAATGATCAAGTTATTATTCTTCCTCATCTTGATGCAAGCCAAACTGCCTGGGCGGGAGTTCTCTGGGGAACAGAAAATCAGGTCATTTGGGAAGCAACTATTAGAACAGGCGCAACGATTACATCTTACATGGTTTGGGCCGGTCTTAAACTGACGAATACCTCAACCATTGCAACAGATGCTGATCAGATATTCTTCAGATTCAGTACAGACGATTCGGATACCAATTGGCGTCTTATTAGCAGCATCGGTGGAGCAGATACGAATACAGATTCTGGTCTTGCTTTTGCAGCAAGTACTATATATAGGCTCAAAATAAGCATCGATTCAGCAAGAGCAGCAACTTTTTACATCAATGACGTTGCATATTATACCACCGCAGCTCTTACAAACGATATCGACTTGATTCCTTATGTTGGAATCCAGGATCTGGCGGCTGCGAGCGCGAGAAACATGGTCTTATGCAATGAAAAGATCAGTAGAATATTCTTTGAATAAGGATATTTTACTGATGTAGTCATGCTGTTAACCTGATAAGCGGGCTACTAAAATATAAAAAAATTAAGGGTGAAAGTTATGGTCAAATACTCATCGCTCCAACAGAATGGCTGGACTTCTTTTCAAGTAGACAACGAAGCATACGCTTTCGGAGCCGATCAGACTGCCGCGATCTTCCGGGCTGTCGGCGGAGTCTATAATGCTGTTCTTCCTGTTTATGCAGATGGGGACGCAGTTCTCTTTCAGTTTACTTCCGCAGGAAGATTGATGGTTGATACGGAACTAACTCTTGACGGAAATATTATTGTAAATAATCTTGGCGGAGCAGCTGTGAATGATGCACCTATTGCGGGAAATCCACTTCAGTCCGGCGCATATGCAGCTAATTTTGACGGAGCGGCACTTCCCGGCGCGGTAAACGCAGAGGGTGATGTTATTTATGTAAAATCTTCTCTTTCAGGAGTTCAATATTTCATGCCAGTAAATGAAGATGGTTCTGCTTCTCCTCTTATTCTCCATGATACAGCTATTGCAGCCGCAGACGGCGGAACTGCCGGATATATGATAGTTGCGGAAGCAAAAGATTTCGATGATGCAGCATTTCCGAATGTTGTAAGTTTGGAAGGTGATGCAGTGCGAATTGCGGCCTCTCTTTCAGGTGTACAGTATCACATGCTTGTGAGTGAATCAGGTGCCAAAACTCCCCATGCAGTAGATGATTCTGCCCAAGTAGCCACTCCTGACTTTTTAAACGTGGGTGGTGAATACAGGACAGCAGCGACTGTTTATACGGACGGCGATGCTACTATTTTACAGACTGATATAAATGGTCATTTGAAAGTTGGTGTGGGGAGTTCTGTTATCAAACCGGCAGTAACTAACGCAAGTGCAGCGCTTGCTATTGCGACTTCTACGACTGTGGCTAATCATTTTCGGCTTGTATGCGTCACTTGCAGGTTTAACATTGCACCGGTTACGAGCGAAAATTTTACAGTTACTCTAAACGCAAATGATGGCGCAGCTTATGACACGGTGCTTTTTAGTGTTGATCCGTCAGCGACGGCGGCAACGAGCGTGGTTTATATTCCTGATAAGGAATTGCTTATGGAATCCGGCGACGAACTTGATGTTGCTTTTACCAATACTGATGCAAGAACGTATGGATTGAGAATCGTAACGCTGGTGGTGTAAGATGACACTCTATCTGAACGGGAAGAGAATCCCTGAACGGCTTGATGATGATGTGCAGCACGTTTACGGAAGCAGTAATGATTCACGGCTTTTTTTTAACACTGCAGAAACTGTTGATGCTTTATTTCTCGGTCTTCCTGATGCGCAGAATGTTTTTGTTATAGCGGAAACAGGAGATAGGGCTTTTGATTTTGCTCACGGCGCGCAAGTCAATCCGACACTATTTATTCATAGCGCAGCACAGAACGCGACGCAATGGTTCGGCATAACCCATAACCAAACAGATGCAATTATTACGACAGGAGCAGGTGATTTAGAGTTATCCCCTACATCGGGCAGAGTTAAAGTTCTTGACGATAGTTCTTATGTTTTAGGCACAGGCGAAGACACATTTCTTACTTGGGAAACGGCAGATGTAGACGCTCATTATTTAAATATCGTGGTGACTGGCGTATCCCGTAATATCATTATTTCTGAAGATAGAAATATAGATTGGGGGCACGCAGCGCAAGCGAATCCGACTCTTTGGATTCATTCTGCTGATTCAACAGATTTGAATGATTATATCAGTATCGCTCACGACCAGACTGATGTTCAATTCAACACGGGGACTGGCGGTTTTAATTTCAGCCAAAGCCCTCATGTTCCCGATGATATAGCGATACGATTTGGCAATGCGACTGTTGGCGGAGCTGATGCGTTCTTGATTTGGGAGACAGCGGACGCGGACGCTAATATGTTGCATCTTGTGCTTCCAACCGCTGCTGCACCGAATGTACCTGTTTTAGCGATAGGTGATTTTTCTCTTTTCGGAACAGACCAAGGCCCTGGCCCTGCTGGACTTACTTTTAGTGCGATTACTGCCCCGACATTGATGCTATTTTCGGCTGATCAAGTCGGCCTTATTGCGTTTTCCATGTCCACAACACAAGCGGAAATTGCAACCAATGAAGGCCCATTCGCTTTTATTGGTGTCGGCGGCTCAGCAACAGAAATTAAATTGCAGACTGGTGTGGCAACAGACAGTCCAAAGTTATCATTTTTTCAGACAACTACGGAACGCGCTTTCCTTCTATATAACGATACTGGTGATATTTTCACAATAGATGCGGATGGAAGAATCGAACTTGCGCCTAATAATATCGTTCAAGCAAGTTTCCGAAATCAGGCCATTGTATTTACTAACACGGCGACTACTTCAGGAGTTGTTACAGGATTTACTTTTACGGGCGGCACAGATACGGGGATTACCGCCGCTACTGAAAAGATAAGTGTTGATTTTGATTTGGATGCTACAAAAACGTGGGCGGCTGGCGCAGGGCCTCTTGCAACTCAACGTGAAGTCTTTTTTCGTGCGCCTACTTATGCGGGGGACGTAGCTGGAGCACTCACAATTTCACAAGCATCTACGGTTGCCATCGAAGGTGCTCCAATAGCGGGTGCAAACTTAACTATTACAAATCCTTATGCTTTAACGCTTCTATCGGGGAACATGAGATTGAATAGTGGTTTGATTGAATGGGGTGATACAGTTGCCGCAGGTTCTGCTTCTACTCGTTATCAGATTTATCGCACAGCAACACCTTCGTTGACATATCAAACACCAACAGGAGTAAGACATCAGTTTACTTCTGGGGCAGTTAATATGCTGGAGATGTCTGATTCAGGCATTGTTTTTAATGAGGGTTCTGCTGATTTTGACATCCGAATGGAAAGCAACGACAACGCCAACATGTTTGTTCTTGATGCGGGAACGAACGGAGTGGGAATTGGACAGGCGACAACTGCAGGAGTTGTGTTAATTGCCGGCTGGAGCGCGGCGACTATGGGAGCTGGGACAACTGCAGCAAGACATTTCCAAACAAGTGGCAATATCACAGAGCTTGCAGGAGCGGCAATTACAGAT